TTACGTAATCACAATCTTCTATGTTAGAAGCGTCTGGATCAGGGTAGAAATTCCAAGAAGATACATACGATATTTTAGGGACAGTCTTTATTGTAGGGTCATACTGCCCTTCGTCATCCCAATTTGCATACTCTTTTGTGGTGGCAAATGGCCCCTTTAAAACACCCGTACCAAATAGCGCACATTCAAATGCCGCATTTCTAAGGTGCATACTGGCATCCGACTCCTCTAACTGGTCTTTAATCTGCTTCTCCATCATCTTAGCTGCAACCATAGCAGGATGAAAATTAACAGCAGATTGAGTTATGCCAAACCCTTCTTTTAAAGTATCTACGTCTTCAAGGGCATCTTGTAGTGGGCCTAGATTTTCTGCCAAATCTTTTAGTTCAGTTGCCCCAGGAGGTAATGCATTTCCATCCCCTTCATATCCATAAAGGTCTTTTGGCATTTCGCCCAAGTCTACGTCTTTAGGCTCATTAGGATCAAAGTGTACCGTTTCAGCCACACCCTCTGGTAAAGTTGTTGGCTCTACGGATAAAGGAAACTCGTTATTAGCAAGCAATACATCTACTAGTTGGCTATATGCTGCCAACACTTTTGTCTTAGTTACTTTAATAAATACCCTAGATTTTTCTGCTTCTGTAAACTGCACATCTGGAGAGTATACACCCCTATAGTTTTTGTACGCTCTTATCCAGTTAGACTCTTCTTGGTATTTAGCATCTTCTGCCCTAGAGAATAGTTTTTGAATATGATCTGTAATACCTGCTACGTTCTCATTTTCTTGATCACCGTCTTCTAAATACGAGCTAGTGCTGTCATCTAAATAATCTGTGTCGTTAGCCATTTTGTACCTTTCAATATCCAAAAACCGCATCAGCAGGTTTAAAACTCTCCTTAGAAGAAGTTGCAGGATCTAAATCAAATATATTTCTAGGAACTGGCCTAGACTGTATTCCATATCTTAACGCATCATATAGATGGTCTTCCGCATGAGTATCCACATCTTCAGGGTTTCTTTTATCCAAAGGTAATACAGGCAGTTGTGCAATCAAATTAGTACACGTATTAAATATTTGTATTCCTGGCATATCTGTATCTTCATCTACCTGAAGCAACCTATGAACTTCGTTCTTACCACTTACCCTACTTCCTTTACTTCTATCTGATGGTCTAAACCTACACCCTTCCAGTATCATCTGTTCTGCAAGGCTAGGGCCTGTATCGCCCCTCTTATGCCAACAGGAAGAGTCTAAAACCCCGTAAGCCATTTTACCATCTTGATTTTCTAAATTCAATATTATTCTTGCCAATTCTACTGCTAAAACTTTTCTAACATACAATTCTCTATATATTAGTAATGTATCCTCTGGTGTAACTGCAAACCACAATACGGCAGAGTAAGATCCGTACCCATAGTCACATGCCCTAAATTTTCTCCACCCACTAGGAATATCATACGGTGCTACTACGTGGGTACTCCTATCAAACTCCGTAAATGCCGCCCCTTCTGCAATATCCCAACTTCCGTACAACAACTGTTTACGCTGAACCTCTGGTAGAGACAACAGCATCGTTTCATAGTCACCCTCATTATAGAGATATGGATTATCTTTTAAACTGGCTGGTATAAAACGTCTTTGAAATAAAGGCTCCCCTGCTCTACTATGTCCTTTCGGATATCTTAATACTTCTTTTGTTTCAGAGTCCCTAGCCCAAAATGATTTGTTTGGGGTTGCTGGATCTATAAACATTTTTTTAACCCAAGAATGACCAGGGCCACCTGGGTTTGTAGTTGCTCTCATAAATACGCCTATCTCAGGATTTGTTGATCTCAATCTTGATCTGAGGTAGTCCCACGGAAAGCTCGTAGGATATTGTGTAAGCTCGTCGAAACCCACATACGAAAAGCTTTGACCCTGATAACGAAGCACGTCTTTGTCCTGTTCCAGATACGTAAGCCAAATTCGCGCACCCGAAGGAAATGTCCATTGACTCTTTCTTTCAGACCATTTGGCCCCAGGATAGAATTTCGGATACAATTCAGTAGATTTGTGTATAAGTTCTCTAAGCTCGTCATTAGTTCTCCTAAGTATTAATGCGCTATGATCTGAATACTGGCAGTATCTCAAGGGGTCTATCAATAACGCAAAACTTTTACCTCCTCCAGCAGCACCCCCATATAGTACTTCTCGCTCTGGTGCGTCTATAAAATCTTGTTGTGGCCCTTCATTTAAACTAAAGGTATTGTGGTTCTGTACGTGTCCTTCGTCAGGATAAGAGTCTGTCTGCCCATTCGGTTTCGATAGGACTTCCTCTTTTTTCATTTGGGGAGTAGAGGATTTTTTCTTGGATACTTTTTTCCTTTTCGGCGTACTCTTTGGCTTTGGCGGCATAATGCCTGTACGATTGGACTGCATTCTGTCTGTCTCTTTCTTTTGTCATCAGTTTGTGTAGTGCCTGATACGTTATGGTTCTCCCCGTCTTAGCAGACAACCACCTAGAAACTTCCCTATAGCTACACGACTTTAAATATTCCTTAGCTTCAAGCAATGCATCTAACTGTTCCTGTATAGGTAGTAGTATTGTGTCGTCATTTAAATCGGCCTCATACCCAAATGGTATCTGTCTACTTTTTCTTACTACTGGTCGCCAAGAATTATTAGTGGCTATTTCTTCCATTTTCTTTTTCATCTTCTTCATATGTAGGTTGAGCCTTTGGTGGAAACAACATTATAGTAGACGGGTCAGCCTTTACAGTAATGCGCTCCGTTTTAACTATGCCCGTTCTATCTAGAATTTCACGGGCTGCCGATATCCTATCACGATTACCCAAGGCAGTCGGATCAGTTAATACTCCTGTCATTGCCATTGCCGCCAACGGCCCATTTGCCGCAAGATACATTTGTGTCCTGTCTATAACTTCTTCCTGTAGGGTTTGTAGCACGGTACTGGTCTTAGTGTTTTCGCTATACCCTGCAATCTTCATGGCAGTACGTATGTTGCCATTTGCATCGTCAAACAGGCAATCTAAGAATGCCCTCTGCCTATCTGTTAGTTCTTTTGCCATTAGTTTTTTTAGCTTTCTTTTTTTGGTTGTATTGCCCCACAATACTTTTTATTCTAGCCCTCTGCTTCTGGGTTATACCCCCTTTACGCAAATCGGGCCTACCTGCTGGATGAGCAAAGTGGCCCTCTGATTTATACCCTACGTCAAATTCTGGATCATCATCTGGGATGTCTTCAAATCGTACATTCTTTCCAATAACCTTACTTACAAGTCGCTCCAACACATTCATGTTTACATCTGTAGGGGATGTACCACCTAATCCTTGATTTTCAGACGCATTCATCATGTTAGCTTCGATATTCTTTCTAAGCTCTGTTTTATCTTCTTCTCTTTTACTTTTGTTAGATCCTTTGTTTTTAAATATTTTATTTTTATTAAATGTAGTTTTTTCTTTTTTAGTAAGGGAGGGTATAAACGAATTACTAAATTTAGGAGAGCCAACTTCTGTTGGTTCAGGTAATTTTTCAATAGATGTATCACGGGATAAACGTTTACCAAAAGGTGTGGCAGGTTGACTTTTTTCTAGTGCATTATCTCTTAAAGAAATTAATTTTGATATTTCCTTTTGTATTTGTTTTTTTTGTTGGCCAATAGTAGTTGAAGCTAGTTTCATTTCTAGATCAAATATTTTTTTCATTATTTCTTTATAAGTCATATTAACACTTTCTAAGATAACAAATAAAAAGACAGGGCATTCGCACCAATAAGGACTACGAACAACCCTGCCGTACCCTACCGTCTGTCCAAACCTAAACCACAACAAACCTCGCAAGAATAAGAATAGCTAGGTTGGCTGGTCTTCCTCACCCTCTAAGATTAACCGACCCGTATTATCCGTATATCCTTCCATACGAAGGGCCTTACACACTTCTCCCAAAGTAATATATCTAGGAGATAGCCTTTCCCTCAACGCGACCCAAATATAATATTCATCACTAGTTGGTAAAGTTAATGGGTCAACTAAAGAACCCCTCTTTAACTTCTTGTAAAACCTTTCTAGTAAACGCTTTCCTGAGTCTGAATATAGTTGTATGTATTTATCTCGCTTTGTCAAGTTATTTTTTTTCATTATTTTACCTTTTTTACTTGACGGATCAGTAATTATGTGGTATAACATTCGTTATCAAATAGGGAGGGGTAAATATATACACTACTTACTTCTCTACTTCCATCTACTGTCTGTCTTATTAGATACTATATTTAATAATCTGCGATATGTCAACGTTTTGTGTGGGGGCCGTGTGTGTGCGCGACAGTAGGGGGCAAAGTGGTTGACACTCTATTTTACCTATCCGTTGCACACTTCATATATAACGTACGTAGGAGGGGCGGTGGCCCTTGCCCCCCACATGTTGTGTTTAAAAAGCATATATAGGGGGGGTATATACATATTATGCGCTGTATTGTGTGTTTATGTGCCTATATTGCGTATATTATGCGCTAATGTGGCCGCGTATAGGCAATACGTAGCGGTATCCTTTACTATAACCGCCAATATATATGTTTAAAAAGGTATACCCCTATAAGGTAGGGTGTCGCATTTCTAACGGGGGCGTTTAATTTACTTGTTAAAAAATATAAACTGCGTTACTCTAGCTTATATTTTAACTTAACTGGAGTAATACCAATGATAGATAACATTACTAATGAACATCTACAGGTGGCTGGATTATGCTGGCTACTCGTTTCTATATTTTTTATTGCAACATTTTTAAGATAAAGGAATTTATATTATGAATAACGTGATCACTTTAAATAATTTTGCCGTCAATAATTCTTCTTTAACTGGTATTGAATGGCCGGAGCTAACTGATAAGACGGATTTTCACGCTGTATTATCACCCGTCTATGACGCCGTCAGAACGTCCGAATATTCTTGGAATTATGAATATAGAGAAGATACGTTGGGGCGTTTTGTTAAGCGCACCGACAACGGGCGTAATCTGGGTATTGTGGGTAGTACGTATGGAATAGCAGATAACGCCCCATTATACGACATGATTAAAGAGGGGGCGGAAACTGCGTTACCACGGGAAGCACTGCGCGATATTAAATTGACGGAGCGTTCTAGCTTTGGGGGCCAGTTTACCCGAATTGATTTATTGTTTAGTGGGTTGGGTGCTGACATACGTCAATTGTCCGGCTCGTCTACTCAATTGCTATTCAAAATAGGTTTAACTAACTCTTTTAATGGGGGTGGCTCAATTCGGTTATTTAGTGGGGCTGAGGATTTGTGGTGTACTAACGGGTGCACTAGCGCGGAATATAATAAGAAGTCTGCGCGACATACTAGCGGGTTTACCCCCTCTATATTCGCTGGCTTTATCGAAGAACAGTGCGCTCAGTTTTTAACCCGTGTTAATACGTGGCGCGATTGGGCACAAAAGTCTATTACCCCAGAACAAGCCGAAGCCGTGCTAAATGATTGCGGCATGGCGGGGCGTAAAGTTAAGTTAATGATGGAACAAATGGAGCGCGAAGCTAGTGATAGAGGGCGTACCGTATGGGCGTTATATTCCGCGCTCACTGCGTATAGTTCACACGCTACCGATTTTCCCGTTAGAAATTCTTCTAATGTGGATAACATCGCTGTTACATTAGACACACGCGAAAGAGAAGTCGCGCGGATAGTTGGTAGTGAGCAATTTTTGAGACTAGCCGCATAATTTAACTAGCCCTAATTAAACCCCCCTTGCCGTCATGGTTTGGGGGGTTTTTTGTTGCCTAATGGGTGATAAATCCTACTGCCTTTTTACTAGTCCAGCACAAACCACAATCTCCGCACCCGTTTACTTTTCCTAACTGTTCGGGGCAGATAAACAATTCTTTATTTTTCAATTTAGTTTTAGCAATCTCGCTATTCATAGATAGCGCGGTAAAGTTGTGATTTGGATTATTGCTATCGCGTATTGCAAAACGCCAACCATACTTTAATCTAAGCCTAGTTATTTGGCCGCGTATCCCCGCGCACAATGCATTATTATGCCATCTATCAGTGTAACCAAATATATGTAAGGCGGGATGTTCGACTAGCATACGTTCCCAAAATAAGACGTAATCGACGCTAGAAAAATCGCCCAGAACGTGAAGCCTTACGAGAAAACCGTTGGGGTATTTAGTTGAGTAATAATCTAAATCTTTTTCTATTTGAATTAATAACCCGCTATCTACTTTATAACGGGTGGCAAATGGCATGTTATTACCGTAGCATTTGGCCCAGAAAAGACATTTATTAGTACATGTCGCACGTTCTTCTAGGGTGAGCGACACCATCGGGAAGCCTTTATACTTTCCTATACTTATTTTCTTTTTAAGTTTTTTATTTGTCGATATCTTCAAGGCACGTTCGGTTTTTCCCATGCCATCAGAAACACTTTTAACAGTCTTATTAAATATAGTTTTATGATTGTTAATTGCTGATTGGGTTTTAGATAATTGCAACATTTTGTTTTGTCCGTTTATCTATTGGTTAAAAAAAAATATTATCGCATATTATTTTATATATGTATACCCTATTAAAAAAAAAAAGTAACTCGCTTTAGTAATTAACCCCAGCTAATTAGTGAACGGAGTTTAGCATATCAAAATCATCTTGTCAACAAAAAAAAAAATAAAAAAAAATACTTGACAGTTTAGCATGGCTCAGTTATAGATAAGGTATCTTTAATCTTTATAAAAAGAGGAGACACAAACAGTGATAAGCTACAGTGATTACGAATTTCGTAAGAAAAAATTTGAGGATGAGGGCAGGGAGCTTTACCTTTCCGGAGATTTAAATAAATTTATCATGCAGACAGCCGAGTACATGATATTTGTAAATAATTACATTAAT